CGAACCAAACCAGCTTGCACTAGTACAATCTCTTATTGAAAGACAGGCGCGCTTTGAAAACTTTAGTCAGAGTGTACTACTTGATGCAGGGCGCAATAGTGAAGTTAGTAGTTCGTTTGCATCTGACCTTATCTCTATATTGGGTGAAAACAGAGATGGTAGTATAGATTATACGATGCTTGCTGATGAATTAGGTATTGATGAACGTTATAGTTCATCCAATGAAGCAGAGCTTGCGTTTGTCAGAGAAACGCTACAAGAGTTTGCAAATAATAACTTAACAAATGTAACTGAAATTTCAAACTTAGTGACAGCACTAGAAGGTATGACAGCACAATTGGAAGACAGAAGTTGGATCGCAGGTGGTGAGAGAGTAGCTAACCGTGAATTAGGAGAACGAGATGCGCTACTTGCAGAGCTAAGGGTATTGATAAAAGCACTAAACGGAAACTAAACACTTGACATATTAAAATAAGTATGTTAGTATAAAAAATACAGGATTATAAAAAGATGGCAACTTGGAAAAAATATTTTAAAACCTATGATGGGGTAGCACGTAATACTACGGCTCAGCCTACACAACAAGGTTCAGAAGCATCGAACAAACGATATAGCAGTTGGCTACCTGAAGTTTACCAGGGTCAGCCAAATCGTGTTGCTCGTTATGGTCAGTATGATCAGATGGATTTGGATTCAGAAGTAAATGCGGCTCTTGACATTATTGCAGAGTTTTCAACACTTACCGATGAACAAACAAAACTTCCCTTCAAGTTTGACTTCAACGAAGATCCTACAGAATCAGAAAACGAAATTCTACAGCGTACACTAAGACAGTGGTGTAACATCAATGAAATGCACAAGCGTATTTTCCGTATCTTTAGAAATGCCATCAAATACGGTGACCAAATGTTTGTGCGTGATCCTGAAACATACAAACTATTCTGGGTTGATCCTTCTAAGGTAGATAAAGTTATCGTCAACGAGGGTAAGGGTAAACAGATTGAAGCATATTATGTAAAAGATATCGATATCAATATCGAGTCAATGAATGTTACTGCGGACCCACAAAAACTTACACAGACTGCTACCGGACAAATGGGTAGACCGAATATCAATTCAAACACTACACAGGGCTATCTTGGTGGTACAGCAGGTGGTACACGATTTGCAAATGAACAGAGTTCAACTCCAATCGACTCATCACACGTTATTCATATTTCACTAAGTGAAGGTATTGATTCGTTCTGGCCTTTCGGTACATCTATCCTAGAACCTGTATTCAAGGTTTACAAACAAAAAGAACTACTTGAAGATGCTATTCTAATCTATCGTGTTCAACGTGCGCCTGAAAGACGTGTATTCTACATTGATGTTGGTAATATGCCGACACACAAAGCAAGAGCGCACCTAGAGCGTATCAAAAATGAAATTCACCAAAGACGTATTCCGTCTAAGACAGGTGGTGGACAGAACATTACAGATAGTGCTTACAATCCACTATCAATTATGGAAGACTACTTCTTTGCTCAGACAGCAGAAGGTCGTGGTTCTAAAGTTGAGACACTACCAGGTGGTGAGAACTTGGGACAGATTGATGACTTGAAATATTTCAACGACAAACTACTGCGTGGTCTACGTGTCCCACCATCATATATCGGTGGACAGGAAGACGGTGGTTCATCATACAATGATGGTCGTGTTGGCACAGCAATGATTCAAGAATTCCGCTTCACTAAGTTCTGTGAAAGACTACAAGCACTTATCGTAGAAGAACTTGACCGTGAATTTAAGATGTTTTTAAAACATCGTGGGGTTCAAGTAGAAAGTTCTCTATTCTCACTTAACTTTAACGTTCCGCAAAACTTTGGTAAGTTCCGTCAAGCAGAAGTAGACCAAGTAGCAATGAATGTGTTCTCAACAGTAGCAGATGTTCCTTACATGAGTAAGCGTTTTGCACTACAGCGTTTCTTGGGTCTTTCAGAAGATGAAATCATCGAAAATGAAAAGCAATGGCGTGAGGAAAACGGACAAGATGATGCACTAGCACCAGCAGACGACACGCTGAAAGGTGTAGGTGCCGCACCTAGCCCAGAAGGCTTCGGTGGTGAAGATGATTTTGACTTTGATGAAACTGATATGGATGATGCAGAAGACGGATCACCAATTTCAGGCGCTGAAAACGCTGAATCTGACGAAGAAGTATAAATACTACTATGAGATATACAGATTTAACAGAAAACTATTCTCCTGAGGAGGATAAGTCAAATCAAAGAGAATTAGGCGACACTCGTAAAGACCGTCTAACTCTTATCCACCTATCAAAACTTCGCAAAATTCGTGAATATCGTAAGTATCAGCAAGGTGTTCGTACTCAACAAGTACAACGTCAATATGCAGCAGGCGGTGGCGAAGGTGGCGGTGAAATGGGCGGTGAACTATAATTAAGTAGTAATATAAGTTCTATAAATCACTTACTAAATATCTCTACAACCAAAAAGCGGCTAAAAAACAGCCGTTTTTTTGCATTTCCCTTATAATAACTATTTTAATCTATAAATACTTTTGAAACAAGAGTGTTTCTACAACCCTTGCCACTTAGAATGACGTGGCTTTTAACCTAGATAAGGAGACTTATAATGTCAAGAAGCAAACTAGAACAAGTACTAGAACTTCTTATCAACGAGGAGCGTGAAGCAGCGGAAGAGCTACTACACGATTTTATCGTAGAAAACGCTCGTCAAATCCACGAAGAACTTCTAAACGAAAGCGATGAAGTTGTAGAAGAAGACCTTGAGGATCTAGACGAGTCAGAAGAAGAACTTGAAGAGTCAGAAGAAGAACTTGAAGAAGGTTCACTAGACTTAGAAGACGAAGCATCAGATGAATTAGCATCAGATGAAGAAGAAATCGAGTCAGAAGAATTCTATGACGAAGATGAAATGGACGACGAAGAAGCAGTTGACGACCTAGAAATGGGCGACGAAGCTGGTGACGACGACATGGAAACACGTGTAGATGATCTAGAGTCAGCACTAGCAGAACTAGAAGCAGAATTCGAAAAAATCATGAACGGTGAAGAAGCAGATGCAGAAGAAGATGATGCAGAAGCAGAAGACGACATGGAAGAATCATTTGAACTAGAACTAGAAGAATCAGATGACGAAGACCTAGACGAGTCAGAAGAACTAGACCTAGACGAATCAGACGATGACGCAGAAGATGACGAGAAACTAGACGAGTATGTAACTCCAGTTTCAGCATCAGAAGGCGACAACGGCGACAACACAGCATCAACAGTAAACGCAAACCCAAAGCGTCCTGGCGATGACTCAAACGCTGCACCAGTAAAAACACATGATGGTAACACATCAGGTGGTAAAGGTGACGCACCTAAAGATATGTCAACAAAGAACGTTAACGTATCAGGCAACAAAAAATCACCAGCGATGTCAAAACAGACAGCGAAACCAGGTGATAATGGTGTAAACACAAAGTCAATTACATCATAAGTTAAACTTATTTGGAGAAACCAATGACCGTTCTTATTGAAAGATTATCACACAATCAAGCGAATGTGAAATCACGTATCGTTGAAGGTGAGAATGGTGAAAAGAGTATGTTCATGGAAGGCATTTTCGTCCAAGGTGGCGTTAAGAATGCTAACCAACGAGTATACCCGGTTTCAGAAATTGCTAAGGCAGTGGAAAGTGTTCAGAAGAAAATTTCTGACGGTTTCCCAGTCCTTGGTGAATGTGACCACCCACCAGAACTAACAGTCAACGTAGACCGTGTGTCACACATTATTGAAAATATGTGGATGGATGGTCCTAACGGCTTTGGTAAACTTAAAATCGTTCCTACACCAATGGGCAACATTATCAGAACATTAATCGAGTCAGGTGCTACACTAGGTGTCTCATCTCGTGGTTCAGGTGAAGTTGGCAGCAACGGTGAAGTGAGTAACTTTGAGATTGTCACAGTAGATATCGTAGCACAGCCAAGCGCACCAGAGGCGTATCCAAAGGCGATCTACGAGGGACTAATGAATATGCGTGGCGGCTACCAAACATGGCAGCTGGCACAGGATGTACAAAATGACAAGGCTGCACAAAAGTACTTGTCACAAGAAATAGTAAAGTTCATTCGTGAACTTAAACTGTAAAACAGGAGAAGCAACAATGGCAACAGAAATCCTTGCTAACCTTCTAGAGTCGGGCACACTAAGCGAAGAAGCTGGTGCGGCTATTAAAGAGGCGATGGAAGCAAAACTAAATGAAGCAAGAGAGGAAATCACAGCCGAGTTGCGTGAGGAGTTCGCACAGAAATTTGAACACGATAAAGGTATCATCGTTGAAGCTATGGATAACATGCTAAATGAAGCAATCCGTACTGAAATGGAAGAGTTCAAAACAGACCGTGAAGCTCTAATCGCAGAACGTGTTGCGTATAAGAAAGCAATTTCTGAACACGCAAAGATCCTTGAAAAATTCATTACTTCTCAACTTGCAGCCGAAGTTAAAGAACTACGTGATGACCGTGCAAAAGTAGCAGAAAATCTAGAAACGACAAAATCGTTTGTAGTGAAGCAACTTTCACGTGAACTAGCGGAGTTCCACAACGACAAGCGTGAATTAGTAGAAACTAAAGTACGCATGGTAGCAGAAGGCAAAGAACTTCTTAATAAAACAAAAGAATCATTTGTCAAGCGTTCAGCAGAGCTAGTAGAAAATACAATTTCAAACGCTCTACGTTCAGAACTAACTGCGCTTAAAGAGGACATTCAAGCAGCCAAAGAAAACGAATTTGGTCGTAAATTGTTCGAAGCATTCGCAGGCGAATTCATGTCTTCACAACTAAACGAAGGCACAGAAGTAGCAAAAGTGAACAAAAAGCTAAACGAGACTGCTAACAAGGTTGCAGAACTAGAAGCAGTGATTGCTGAGAAAGAAGAAGCTATTGCAGCAGCGAAAAAGACACAGCGTGTAATGGAAGATCGTATGAACCGTAAGGAAGTACTAAGTAATCTTCTAAAACCACTAGCTGGTCAGAAGCGTGAAGTAATGGCAGACCTACTGGAATCAGTAAAAACTTCAAACTTAAAAACTGCATTCAAAAAATATCTACCAGCAGTTTTGAATGAAAATGTTACTGCAAAAGCAGAAACAAAAGAAACCCTAACAGAAGGCAAAGTCACAGAAAAGACTGGCAATCGTGAAACAATGACTGAACAAGCGAAACCAGAATCAGATGATGCCGATATTGTCGTGCTACGCAAATTAGCCGGCCTTAAGTAATTAAACAGGATACAGGAGATAGAAAGATGTCAAATCTTTTTGAAAACTGGGATAACACACGTGACGCACTTCTAGAAGGTCTAGAAGGCACAAAACGTGATGTTATGTCATCAGTACTAGAAAACACAAAAGTAGCTCTAAACGAATCAGCTACAGCAGGTGCTACACAGGCAGGTAACATTGCGACACTAAACAAAGTGATCCTACCAGTTATCCGTCGTGTTATGCCAACAGTTATTGCAAACGAAATCATCGGCGTTCAGCCAATGACTGGCCCAGTTGGTCAGATCCACACACTACGTGTACGTTATGCAGATAACGCAGGTTCAACAACAGCAGGCTCAGAAGCACTATCACCATTTGATATTGCGAAGTCATACTCAGGTGACGGCTCACAAGCGCCACTATCAACAGCATCAATGGAAGGTACAGCGGGTAACCGTATGTCAATCCAAGTTCTAAAGCAAACTGTTGAAGCGAAAACACGTAAGCTATCAGCACGTTGGACTTTTGAAGCGGCACAAGACGCAAACGCAATGCACGGCCTAGATATCGAAGCAGAAATCATGGCAGCACTTGCAATGGAAATCACAGCAGAAATCGACCAAGAGATCCTAGGCTCACTAGAAAACCTAGCGACTCAAGGTGCATCATTCGATATGAACGGCACATTCACAGGTCAACCAACATTCGTTGGCGACCGTCACGCAGTTCTAGCGACACTAATCAACCAGCAAGCAAACTTAGTAGCACAGCGTACACGCCGTGGTGCAGCTAACTGGGCAGTGATTTCACCATCAGCACTAACTGTTCTACAGTCAGCAACAACATCAGCATTCGCACGTACAACAGAAGGTACATTCGAAGCGCCAACAAACACAAAATTCGTAGGTACTCTAAACGGTACAATGCGTGTATATGTAAACACATATGCAGCAGACGATGCGCCAGTACTACTAGGCTACAAAGGCCAAGGCGAAATCGATGCAGCAGCATTCTACTGCCCATACGTACCACTAATGTCATCAGGTGTTGTAGTTGACCCAGCAACATTCGAACCAGTAGTATCATTCATGACACGCTACGGTTACGTTGAGCTAACAAACACAGCATCATCACTAGGTAACGCAGCAGACTATCTATCAAAGATTGCAGTTTCAAACCTAGCATTCGTATAATTCTTACGAATAGTAGTGATACAGGCCCGGGAGTTAATTCTCCCGGGTTTTTCTTTGCCTAATCAATAAATCCGATAAATAGACATAACACAATCTAAGTTTGGAAGACACAAAATGGCAGAACAAATCAAATTTGGCGATAGATTATTTTTAGCAGGCGAAAAAGTAATCTTTGATAATGGCAAAGACACTAGTCCCGTACTAGAGGCACGAAATGGTGAATTAGTCATCGGTTTTAATACTGATGATGTACAAGCAAAAAATCACCATGTTATTATCAAAGGTGATCTAACTGTTGAAGGTACAACAACCACTGTAAATAGTGAAAAAATAAGTTTTGAAGATCCAGTCATAGAAATTGGTGCGGCATTTAATGAAAATGGTGAACCAACTATAATAGAACACTCAGAGGTAGGTTTTAGATTTTACCTAAACAACAGTGATGATGTTGCTCTTAAATTTTTAACAAGTGGTGCAGGTTGGGGCGACTGGCCAGACGAATTCAACTTTGAAGACTACCCATCTTGGACATTTGATTACTCTCCTGGCATGCCACCAGAAACTGACAGAATTATACTTTCTAACTTAGCATCGAAAAACTTATACTCACAAAATGTGCAGATTACAGGCGGTACAATTGATAACACTGTTATTGGCTCTACCATTCCTGCAGATGCAACATTTGAAAATACAACAGCACTAGGTCAACTTACAGCCGCTGGAAACTTACAACATCAGATTGGTAATTTCACTTTTAATGAAAATGTAATGTCAGTTGTTTCAGAACAAATGGAAATTCGTTCTCCTGGTGGCATTTCATTCTACCCAGATGAAGATAACAGCAACCCTGT